GGGTGGCGCTGTGTGGATCGCCGAAAGCGGCGCGGCGGCGGCAAACAAGGGCCTGTTCCTCGCCGATGGTGACATCTACGAGGCGCAATATCTTGAGGGCCACACTGCAGGGTGGCGCGTGATTGATGCGTAAATCGCAGACGCCGAGCAAATATACCGCCGATGTTGCCGATTACATCCTGGACGAGCTTGCGAACGGTCGCACGCTGCGCGCCGTATGCCGCGACGCCGACATGCCGAGCGAGCGCAGCGTGCGCACGTGGGCGATCGACAACCGCGAGGGGTTTGGCGAGCGCTACACTCACGCGCGCGAAATCGGCTATCACGCGATGTTTGATGAGATGTTCGAAATCGCAGACGACGCGACAAACGATTGGATGATTCGAGACGGGCGCGCCATCCTCAACAGCGAAAACGTCGCGCGCTCCAAGCTACGCAATGACACGCGCAAGTGGGCGCTGTCAAAAGCCCTGCCGAAAATATACGGCGACAAGCTGACCCATGACGGCGCGGTGGGCGTGGTTGTCAATATCGCGGGCCGCGACACTGACCTTTAACCTCACGGCCAAACAAAGCGAAATTCGCAACCAGCTTGCCGGGCCGCAAAAGCATCACCTTGTCTACGGCGGGTCACGCTCGGGCAAGACGTTCCTGATTTGCTACGCGATCCACATGCGCGCCCTCATGGCCCCCGGATCGCGCCATGCAATATTCCGTCGACACGGCGTCGCGGTGAAGCAGTCAATCGGCCAGGATACGTTTCCAAAGATGTTCGCGCTTGCAACGCCCGGCGTAAGTCTGCGGTGGCACGAACAGAATGGATATTTTAGCTATCCGAACGGCTCGGAGGTTTGGCTTGCCGGGCTAGACGACAAGGAGCGAGTGGACAAGGTTCTCGGCAAGGAATTTGCGACGCTCTACTTCAACGAGGCCAGCGAAATCCCGCTTGCGTCTTATACCGTGGCGCAGACGCGGCTTGCTCAAAACGTGTTCAAGGAAAACGGCGACCGGCTTCCGTTGCGCGATTATGTGGACCTTAACCCCACGACGCGGGCGCACTGGACCTATCGCATGTGGATCGACGGGATAAACCCTGACGGCGAGTCTGCGGTTGACCGCACGAATTACGCCATGGGCGTCGCCAACCCGACTGACAACGCGGACAACCTCCCCGCCGACTACCTCGTGTCGCTGCAAGCGCTCCCTGAGCGGCAACGGCGCAGGTTTTACGATGGGCAATTTACCGCTGATGTGGAGAATGCGCTGTGGCGGCGCGACTGGATTAAGCGGGTGCAGGTTGCGCCCGAAGGGCTGGGCCGCATCGTTGTCGCCATTGATCCAGCGGTTAGCAGCGACGTTGGCAGCGACGAAACCGGGATTATCGTGGCGGGCATCGACGGCGGCGGAAACGCCTATATTCTGGAAGACGCCAGCGGGCGCTATCGGCCCGAGGAGTGGGCACGGCGCGCTGTTGGACTCTATCACGCTTGGGACGCTGACCGAATCGTGGCGGAGGTCAACCAAGGCGGGCAGATGGTGGAATCTACAATACGAGCGCAGAGCGCCCATGTGCCGTATCGGGCCGTTCACGCGACGCGCGGCAAGGTGGTGCGCGCTGAGCCTGCGGCGGCGCTCTACGAACAGGGCAAGGTCTACCATGTCGGCGAGTTTAGCGACCTTGAATCGCAAATGTGTAGCTTCACGACGGGCTTTGATCGCAAGGCGCAAGGCTATTCGCCCGACCGCGTTGACGCGCTGGTGTGGGCGCTAACCGACTTGTTCCCCCGCATGACGCGGCGCGCGGCGGGTGAAATAAAGCAGCCCCCCGCCTCGGCGCGCGGCAACGGCGGATGGATGGCGGCATGAAATACGCAAGCAAAGCCACCCCGGACAAGGCCGACAAGGCGGACGACTACAAGACGATGCACCGCAAGGCGATGGAGCGCCACACTGAAGCGCTGGACGCCGACCGTGAAAACCGGCTCCACGCGGCTGATGATCTGGCGTTTATCGTCGGCGAGCAATGGCCCGAGGCCGTCAAGTCGGCGCGTGAGCTTGAGGGTCGCCCGGTCATTACGATCAACCGCCTACCGCAGTTTCTTCGCCAAGTGACCGGCGATATTCGCCGCACGAATCCGGCGCTGTCAATCATTGCGGGCGACAGCGAGGCGTCAGAAGACACCGCCGAAATCTACGACGGCCTCGTGCGACAAATTCAATATTCGTGCGACGCGCCAAGCATTTACGAGCTTTCAGCCGAGCAGGCGGCGGCGTGCGGTATGGGCTGGTTCCGCGTCTTGACAGAATACGAAGGTGATGAGACGTTCGATCAGGTCGTCACGCTCAAAAGCATCATCAACCCGTTTGCCGTGCATTGCGATCCGCAGTCGAAAGACCCGACGCGGAGAGACGCGAAATATATGTTCGTGGTCGAGCAAATGACGCCAGAAGCGTTCAAGGTGGCTTACCCCGACGCGAGCACTACTGAGTTTCCGCAAGACGATGTTTCAGCGACTTTGGTCCACTGGTATACGAGCGAAACCATTGGCGTGGCCGAATATTGGTATAAGGAGCCGGTGCAGCGCACGATTGCCAGGATTGACGATGGCAGCATCGTCGAAGTTCCCAAAGGGACGAAGCCCGGTGGAATGGTTGACGGCATGGTGGCGCTTTATGTGCGCGAGGTGGATACTCACCGCGTCATGTCGTGCAAGCTGAGCGGCTTTGAGGTGCTTGAGGAGCCGACTGAATGGCCTGGCCGCGACATCCCGATCATCGCGGTCATGGGCGAGGAAATCCAAGTCGGCGAGCGGACGGTTCGGTCAAGCGTGATCCGTTACGCCAAAGACCCGCAGCGGCTTTACAACTACGCCCGGTCACAGCAGGCCGAAGTCGTTAGCTTGCAGCCCAAGGTTCCGTTCATCGGCACCACTGAGCAGTTCGCGGGGCTTGAATCGCAGTGGGCGCTGGCGAACACCACATCCAAGCCATACCTGCCGTATAATCCCGATCCTGACGCGCCGGGCCCGCCTCAGCGGTCAATGCCGCCCGTCTCCTCATCCGGGCTGGCGAATGAAATCGCCATGGCCGCAGACGACATGCAAGCCACGACCGGCATCTACGACGCCGCGCTAGGCCAGCGGAGCAACGAGAAATCCGGCATTGCGATTGAGCGTCGCCAGATGGAGTCGGATATCAGCACGTCCATTTATGTGGACAATTTGTCAAAGGCTATCGGGCAGGCGGGGCGCATCATGGTCGATTTGATTCCGATCATTTACGACGCGCAGCGCATGATTCGCATTACCGGCAAGGATGAGGCGGAGAAGAACGTCGAGGTCAACGGGATGCAAATGCAAGAGGGCTTTGCAACGCCGGTCAATGACCTAACGCTTGGCCGCTATGATGTGCGCGTCAAGACCGGGCCTAGCTACACCACGGCACGCAGCGCGGCGGCGGATGCTATGATTGCATTCGTGCAAGCGGTTCCGCAAGCGGCGGCAATGGCGGGCGACCTGATTGCGAAAACGCAGGATTGGCCCGGCGCTGACGAATTGGCGGAGCGCTTAAAGAAGATGCTCCCGCCCGGCATGGCCGACGAAGGCGAGCCGACACCCGAAATGATGCAGCAGCAGGAAATGGCGCAGCAGCAGCAGCAGGTCGAGCAGAAGCGGCAACGAGATTTTCAGGAAATGGAAGTTCAGATTGCGCAAGCTGACCTGCGAGAGAAATCCGCCAAGGCAAAGAAGGCCGAGGCCGATGCGGAGAAGGCTTATTTCGACGCTCAAAAGGCGCGATTTGAGGCAAGCGCAGCAATGCGCGAGGAACAACTCAGCAGCGGGGCCGCTACGGCTGCGATGCGGGATGGAATAGCCGACGGCGTTCAGCAAATTATCAACCCCTTCCAACGAGGCTAAAATGAACGAAGATCAGAACCCCGCCGATGCGGTGGGTAATGACGGCACGGACGCCGACGGCACTTACGAAGCGCCGACGCCTGGCGAGGCCATTGAGGACCAAGACGGGTCTGATGGTGCTGAGACTGGCGACGCGAAAGAAAAGCCCGATGCGACGGATGGCGATAAGGCGCCGCCCGCTGAGGACGAAAAGTCACGATCCGCGATCCGCCGTGAGCGGCGACAGCAGCACATTGCAGAGATTGAGGAGCGGGCGGCAAGGGCTGAGGCCAGGGTGCGCGAGCTTAGAGCGCAATATGGCGACGACCCCGAGCCGACCGAGGGTGAATACACCGACTACACCGAATACGCCGCCGCACGTGCGGTCTGGAAGCGTGACAAGGTTTTGTCTGACCGGCAAACATCTCAGGCACAGAAGCAGCACGCCGCCGCCGCAGCCGAACGGCATGCGGAGGTAACGGCACAATGGCGTGAGCAGGTGGACGCGGCTAAGTTCAAGTATCGCGATTTCGAAAAAGTGGCGCTTGACCAGTCCGTCGATATTTCGCCCGCCATGGGCGAGGTTATTCGCGGCTCGGATCACGGCGCTGATATCGCGTATCACCTCGGTAATAACCGCGCCGAAGCGTCTCGCATCGCTCGAATGTCACCGCTTCAAGCGGCCCGCGAATTGGGGCGTATTGAGGCCAATCTTTCGGCTCCCAAAGCTCGCACATCAACCAATGCTCCGCCACCTGTGCGCCCGGTAAACCCTACGTCGGGAACCGGCCACAAGGCGCTGGGCGATATGACCCCGACGGAATATCGAAGGTTCCGAGAGGGCAAATAAGGGCACCCAATGGCTAACGCAATTCTCACCCCGGCCATCATCGCCAACGAAGCGCTGATGCACCTTGAAAACTCCCTTGTCCTCGGCAAGCTCGTGAGCATGGACTATTCGTCCGAGTTCAGCGGCACGGTTGGCGACAGCATCAGCGTCCGGCGTCCGATCCGCATGGCAACGCAGAGCGATAACCTCGACGTTTCGTCCTTCAACACCGACGTTGAAGATGCGAACGTGGCCGTCACGATGAACAAGACCGAAACGGCCAAATTCACGCTGACGCCGCAGGAATTGACGCTGGACCTCGGCAGCGACCGGATTCAGAACATCGTTGAATCCGCCGTTATCAAGCTGCGCGACCGCATCGAGACTGAAATCGCCACGATGTATTCGAGCGTTTGGAACTACTGGGGCACGCCCGGCACTCGCCCGGCAACGTTCCTCACGCTGGCTGAGGCTGGCGCGACCATGACTGACATGGCGGTCCCGCTTGACCCGCGCTGCGCGGTGCATTCGCCAATGACTGCGGCTTATCTCGCCGACTCACTCAAGGCGGTGCAGGTGGAGCGCAGCAAGGTCACGACTGCGCTTGAGAAGGTCTCGACGGGTCACTATGCGGGCTTTGACCACTATTCCAGCGTGCACATGCCGCGCCATGTCGTGGGCGCTCTGGGCGGAACCCCGCTTGTTGATGGCGGGTCGCAGGCCGTCACGTATGCGGCCAGCAAGGCCACCAACTCGCAGTCGCTCAACACGGACGGGTGGTCAACCTCGGTCACTGGCCTGTTGAAGAAGGGCGACGTGTTCACCATTGCGGGCGTGTTTTCGGTCAATCCCATCAGCAAGCAATCGACCGGGCGCTTGCAGTGCTTCACGGTTCTGGCCGATGCGGATTCGGACGGCGCGGGCGATTGCACTCTGAGCATCGCGCCCGCGATCATCATCACCGGGCCTTATCAGACGGTCAGTGCAACCGCCGCTGATAACGCGGCCATCGTGGTCAAGACCGGCACGGCTGGCACGTCTTATGAGCAGTCGCTCCTGTTCCATAAGAACGCCTTCCTGTTGGTTTCGCGTCCGCTGAACGTCGATGGCGGCGCGGGCGTCAAGGTCTCCACCAAGTCGGGGAATCGCATGTCGATCACCTGCACTGAAACGGTGGACTTCAACACGTTGCAGCGGAAATACCGCTTGGACGTGCTTTTCGGCACGAAGGCCATTTACCCTGATTTGGCGCTCCGCCTTACTGCGTGATGGTTTTTCGTGAATCTGTGGCGGGGCTGTA